GATTGTGCCAGCAGTATTTACTTTGGCTGTTACGTTGGGAATATTGGCTGCAAGTATGCCAGCTACAAATGCCTCAGCATTGGTACCATTGACAGTTACTGCATAGCTGTTAGGAACATCACTTCCTAGAATAGAAGCTACCACATTGAAGGTATCGCCAGACACAAAAGCACCAGTGGTGTGATTTCCGGTTATTTCAGTTTTGCCACCCATGTTTAACGAGTAGAACTTAAAACTTAGTTTTCCATCATTGTTGGTGTTGTACTTGACAAAAATAGAACCAGCTTGTACATCACGGCCACCACCACCAGAATCTAGGCCATACAAGGCCTCAAAACCATCGGCATACACTGGTGTAGCCAATTTGTTCCAAGTTTGCAGTGTTGAGTTGTATTGCTTGAACACAAAATTGGCGCCGCCGCCTGATGCAGTGGTTTTGACCCACACACTGCCCGATGGTCTAGGAATAGCATCACGTGTGTTCCAAGCAGGCACCTGTGCGTAAGTACCGTAATACAATGCAGGTGCATAGTACTTGCCAGCTGTTAGTTTGATGTCTGTTAACAATGGAGTATTGGTACCATCTACTAGATTGATAGCACCGTCGGCATTCATGCCATCGCTTTGGCTGGCCGCAGTTACCAACAATTCCAAAGCACCAGTCATGCTGATATCGGCGGTGACGCCAGTGATCTGCAATGCATTGATACTGTTGGCAACATCGCTTAGTGTGGCTCCAGTATTAATAAACACCGTTTGACCATTGATGGTGAAATCTGCATTGGCCGCAAAATCAGCACTGATATTGCCGCTGGTTGCTGCTGCATAGCTGGCTTGCCAGGCCTGACTACCAACCTGTACCCAGATATTTTTGCTATTTTTGTAGAAAACATAATTGTTGGCATCACGCACCACAACAGCATAACTACCAACCATTCCGTAACTTTCGTTAGGCACAGGAATTGTATTTGTTACAGTAATATCAAGGGTGCTAGAAACTATTTCTGGCATTACATCAAAATAAGTATCGTTGGTTTGATCGTATTCAAATATGCCCCATTGAGTCTTGCTGGTGTCAAGCCAGTTGGTACCATCGGGTGCAGAACCAATTGGGCGCACAGTGGTTCCAATTAATTGGTCAAGATCAATGTCGGCACGAATGGCCCAAACACGATTTCCAAGTCCCAGGGCGCTGTAAGCTGCCATTAGACCATATTCGTTTAGTTCATCGCCATGCAATGATGTGCCAGCCGCGCTGCGACGGAAGTTTGGACTTCCAAATGTGTTAACCAGCTCGCGCTGGCTGCTGATACCATATACTTTGCCGGCATTGGCTTTTTTGGTGCCTGCGGCGATGGTGTTGTTTATTACTTTGTTTTCTGAGCTGGCAAATAACACAAAAGGAATCGTGCCTACTGCTGTTGACAGATATTGGCTTTCATCGATGATTGTTACACTTACGCCCGGGGATACTAATGCTACCATGGTTGTTTCCTTTTATAAGAACATTGTAGTTATTTATTATGGCTTTGGTAAAACACTGTCGTTGTCGGTCCTTTGCAAAGGTTTGTTGCTTAACGAGGCTTAAATACAGTATGGAAACAAGAAAGATATGCCCTTGCGGTACCAACCCGGTGGCAGTCAACTACATCAAAGAAGGTCGTACCCACTACAGAAGTATGTGTGCCTCCTGCATACACAAAGGGCGTAAAGTCAAGCCACCAGCACCCAGCTGGTTCCGGGCCGGCTATAGAAAAAAGCCACAATGCGAAAAATGTGGCTTTAAAGCAAAACACCCCGAAGATCAACTCAGGGTGTTTTATCTAGATGGTAATTTAAAGAACAATACCAACAGCAATCTTAGAACGATATGCTTGAACTGCCAGCAGGAAGTTTATCGTTCTCGACTACCATGGGCAGCGGCAGGCCTGGTACCAGATTTTTGACCTGCTCATAAAGATCTGCAATAGTTCCGTTATTGTCCAGAACCATATCAAAGTCAGTACCAACCCAGGCAGTTTCGCTAGCATGTATACCTTCATCTAGTAGGAATCTTTGTGCGGCTTCGTTGCCTCTATTTGCCTGTACCGCAACATCATACCAATGCGGCATGATTCCGCGCTGTATCCAAACAACTTTACCGCCTGCAGATTTTATAGAATTAATTTCATTTGGGAATCGACAGTCGCTTATAACAACGTTGGTGTTGCTTTTGCGCAATTTGTTTTCCAAGCTGGCAATCCATATATCATCATGGAAGCCTTTGCGGCATACTTCAGTGCCCCAGTATTGTAGAATCCAACGTGGGGTAATAGGTTTGCCTAAACGAGCACTCCACCACTCGTCTGATTGTTCTCGCCATTCCCTAGCAGCTCGTGTGCGACCTTCCAACAGGTCTCTGTCCCATCCAAACACATAGGATACTGCATCTTTCAAAGTTGATGCAAAACTTTCTCTACGAAAGCTGTATGAATCTACTAGGTAATCTGCCACAGTATCTTTGCCGGCAGATATAAAACCACACAATCCAATGATCATATTAATATTCCTTTGTGATATTTTACAACAATATTACAAGGGTGTCTATCAATATGGTCGAATTATCCAGTAATCCAAGTCAAGGGCTGTGAACCATCAACATAGTTCTTTAGATCTTCTTCCAACTTGTCCATTTCGGCTTGCGCTTCTTGTTTTAGCGCATCACCATTTAGAGTGGTACCGCCTTGTGGGCCTGCTATGGATCCAAATTTGCTACGTGCTTCGCCAACAATGCGTTTGGCAAAGCTGTAAGCATAGTCCTGCAACCACGGGAAAGCCATATAGTCATTTAGCAACATGACATCAGGTTTGTGGTTGTAAATTTGTAGTAAAACTGTTTCACTAGGAATATCTGTGCTTGGACACCACACTTGTGTACTACGCAGATCATGTGTTAATACCTGCAGGTTCTGCAATGGCGCCTTGGCTGTTACTGTTATGGTAGTTGCAAGAGGATCTACAGTATCTACCATGTAACTGTTGTTGTATCCAGCGATTTTACAGTTGGAAATTACTATGCTGTCGCCGGGACTAACTGACCAAGCCTGCGCTGTAACTATAGTGATAGTGCTGCCAGGTGTTTGTGCTGCGGCATATAGTGCTTGCAGGCGCACATAGTTGTGATATGCCGCAGGCATCTTTCGCACAAGAGTAATTTTTTTGCTTACGGTATTCCAAGTAAAGTTCATAAAGCCGCCAAACAACTTCATGGCCAGCTTTTGATAATCAACAAACAGCTCGTAATTGGCTAGGCCGCCCACACGCCCTGCTACCAACATGTAGGTATTCAAGTAACCGGATGCAAACGGTTCAAATTGACTTGCAGTTGTACCAGTTACACTACCAATACCGCGTCTGAACACTTGACGCACCTGCATGATTTCTTTTGGCAAGATGTATTCTTGTACTTCTGGCATAAGATCCAAGAAGGCAAAACTTTCTTCCACGCTGTTGGCACTGCGTTGGCGATACTTGACCAATGCTTGCTTGAGTGCTAATTCATAGTGTTCTTTGTCTAGCTCAACGTCAACAATTTGATCACCCAGGCGTAGTCTAATATAGTCAAACACTTCGTTGCGTTTGGCCTGCAATGCTTCTACTTGGCTTTCGTCAAAGGCAATGCGGCCTGGACCGCCTAGATTATCTGTTTTTATACTTAATGTGTTGGGATTCAGTCCCGGTTGCAGTGTAGCCATAAAAGTCCCGTTTAAGGTATTTAGCCCTAAACGAGACGGTCACTGGTTATTGCACTCGCAGTAGAATGCAGTCAGCATTGATCCTACCGTTTAGCAAGATCTCAGTGGCCCTAATGTCCTTGATAAAGGTGCGTAGTGCCACTTTACCTGCTTTGGCAAACTCTTTCAGCTGTTCAGCTGGCTTGCGCAGGGTCTTGGCCACACTTTTCTGTAGGTCAAAGCAGTCAATACTGGCACCTTTTACTGTGAGTGTTTTGTAACTCTCAGCAACATACTTGCCCAGCTTGCGAGTTTTTGTGTTGTAAACCCATAGCTCGTTGGCCCCAACAATCTCTGCTGGATTGATACTGACCAGTTTGAGTTCTTTGTGCTCTTTGGCGTACTTGAGTCTTGCGATCACCTTTTCTTTGCTAGGCGCCTTTTTAACGCGAGCTTTTTTGGTGGCTTTCTTGACACCACGATACTGCTCAATAGCTGACATCAAACTGTCAATGAAAGCATAAATGCGTTTGTAATCTGCTGCCTTAAGGAAATTGTAACCTTCAACCAGCTGTGGATCAGCTTTGGCCTGTGCCTGTTGCAATTCTTCTCGCATTTTGTTAAACACTGCTTCGTACTTGCCCAGCTGACTTTGCGGTACGTTGTTGCCGCTGAGATAGTCGTAGGGTTTAAAATCAACTTTGGCTCCACGGAACACTTCGTCAATCTGACCCTCAATCTCACCAATCAATTCGCTAGTTTTTTCATTCAAGCGATCTTGAATACTGGGACGATACACTTCTGCTGTTTTTGCTTCTGCCTGCACTTCTGCTTCTGGCTCAGTATCCGCGATAGCTTTACGAATACACTCATTCATAAATTCCAAATGCCTGGTCTTGAGTGGCATGCCAGCACGATGAGCCATGATCAAACTGCACACCGTCATTGGAATACTTTTATCGGCAGCACGGTCAAATACCTTGATATCTTCTTTGGTATATTCCTTGACTGTTTTCATCCACTCTGACACATACTTTTTGGTGTCTTTTTGATTGTAGTAATAATTGTAGTAGTAAAAACTACGGCGCAGGTGATTGTCAAATTGCCCATCATCCATGGCCAGGGCTCGTTCAGTGTCCCATGCCGGCTCACCACCTGTGTACTTTTCATCAAAAAAGATTGGGTTTCGTGTTTTTGCAGTTTTAGTTTTGATTTTAACACCAGCTACTGTTGCCATGTTTACTCCTAAAATTTTGTATCCAAGCTGTATTATACACTATTTTTTCCCGTTTGTCAAGCATTGGCCAAGAGCCCAAACGTGGTATATTCTTCTAATTCTGTTAACAATTGTATGTATCGGTTTTCAAGTTGGGCATATCTTGCAGTGATTTTTTGAGTTCTGCGACATTCTACTGCTTCTCGGCTGACTTCTGTACGGGCCTGCTGTACTGTTTGGATCATTGTGGCTATATCCCTACGGGCATCAGGGGTTTTAAATTTGCTTACCAAATTTTCTATAGCCCTAAGGCGCTGATCAAATTCATCGTTCATGTTGCTATTATATATGATCTTTCAAGCTGTGTCAAGTGGGCTAAATATTGCAATAAGGATCCGTTTATGCCACGTCTCAGCCTTTGGCGCGAAAACCACTCAAATGATTACAAGTTTTTTGATCGCAATATCAGCGAGCAATTCACTGTGGGCGGAACTGGCGTTTTGGTACACAAATATCTAGGTACCAAAGATAACACAAAGTTGCAAGATGTAACACAACCACACTATGCAAATCAAAGTGAGCAGAACATACAGGATCTGTTGTTT